TGGAGCGTAAAAATGCGTCTTAGTACGGTTCGCATCCCGCTGACATAAGTATGTCAGTACTCACAATTTTATTTAGAAGCTGTGAAACTCCTGACTCATCCGGATCAAGCGGATGGTGTCATAGTGAATATCTGTTTCTATCTAAGAGAACCTGGATAGATAGAAGCCGGAATAGTTAGCACACCGCCAACTACTGCGGTTATAAGATATGATGCGATGGTATTGAAACTTGCATCGAAGGTGTTGGTAAGCAATTGCGTAGTAATACCAACTCCACCTGTAAGTAAAGACTCATAAGTGGGAGTATTTGAATACTAGTTAATGATTTCTACTATGCCCTTCCAGTTTTAAACGAAAGTCAAAAGCTATGTATTAATATTCGTTGCAGTTGTAACCAAGGCTGGATTGGGGACAATGGCGCCCAAACGCAGAGAACTAGCTGGTTAAGTTACGAGATTGGAGATGAAACTATTACTAGCTAACTCTTGTTCGTACATATTACCTGGCTATGGAATATGGAACGTTATGTCATAATTGACGTAAACTTGTCCCATATTCACCTTTTCTGATTAAGAAGCAACGACATATATAGCTCCTGGACAATAGTCGTTAATGGAAGCGGATGCTGCCACGTTACCCGTAAGGAATAGCTTCTTCGCATGCCTTGGAGTAAGAGTGTGCCTAGAGTACATGGAACCGCTCTGAGTTCCTTACATCTAGGTCAATGTCTATGGAGTAAAATCGTTTATGACCACATCACTAGGATCGTGGTCGAAGGCTAAGTATAAGATGCCATCTGCCAGAGTAGAGCATGATGGCACGTATTCGAACGACATGCTATTAATCGAGTATTTCTCGTAGGCTCCTGCAATCTGACTTAGCCACGGAAACACTGAAGCTGTACTCGGGTTAATCTGTGCAACGAAACTAGAACCCGCTGTTACGTTGGCTATCATTAATTCCCTGTGTTTAACCCTATAAGTGCTACTAGAAGGGGCAGAACGGACATTAATGCTTTTGGCAGCCGGTACAG